CGTCTCACATCTTAAGATTAGAGGTGATATGGGCATTAGTAACGGTGGGGGGACATGGCATTCCGGGTACCAATACCTCGGAATCTCATCTCAGCCCATCTGTCCTAATGTTCACACGCTCGATCTCTCCGCGCCTGTTTTCGAAGGAAGCGCGACTTTTGGGGCCGATGCTGCTGCTATGCATGCAGACATCGCCAACCAAATGCCACAAGTGGCAGATGTGTTCAACTTCTTTAGGGAGTTGCCCGAAACACTTGACTTATGGAAGCAGTTGAAAGACATACTTCGTAAGCCTAGTGTAAGTCACTTGCGCAATGGATTCCTAGCTTACTCTTTTGGAGTTAAGCCCCTGATAAAGGATCTGGAATCCCTTGCGTCTTCCGTTAAAGTAGTTCAAGCTCGCTTGGAGTACTTACGGAAGACGAACGGCAAATCTCGCCGGTTCCATGCTATGAAGCATCATAAGGACGTTTACGTCTTTAATACTTCACAAGCAGGGATTTCCGGTGGGCTTGATCGTCGCTTGTTCTGTTCTTCTTCAGAGACCACTTTTACGATTTCTTGTGACATCACGAGGAATCTAGTGGGTCTGGATGGGACAGCTGCTTTCTTCAAGGCATTTACAAATGCCTTAGGACTGAACAATCCTGCAAAGGTGTGGTGGAATGCAATTCCATACTCCTTTGTCATCGATTGGTTCACGCGTCTCGGCGATCATTTGGATCTTCTTAATAAACAGCCCTTCGAAGGAAAGACTGTTGTTAAGGATCCTACGTATGCCATCAAAGAGTTGGCTACGATTGAAGGCTGGGACCGCTTCTTTCCGGAACTGTCAAACCCTTGGGTTAAAACAGGTTCGGTAGTTGTGTCCAGGTATAACAGGAGACTCGGGTTACCCGTCTCTTCGAGTTACGGTCTTGCGTCATCGTTAACCACGAATCAGCAGGCGCTATTCGTAGCTCTTCTGGACCAGAGGGTCCGGAAGTAGCACCGATCAAATGTGCCCTTATGGGGCAACTGAAGGATGCTCAGATGTCATTCGCTTCGTCACTCACGCTGGCAGATGCCACGCCGACCAACCATGTGTTCTCTACGGTTCGGGTTACCCCGGACGGTATTGATCGCCTGGATGCGGCCTCGACATTGGCCAACCCGACCATTCTCGCTATTAAGCATAGCGTGACTGGAAAGGGCCCTACCGCTGTCGACCGTCATCTCGTGTCTTTTGCAAAGACTGAGACTGACGGGAACGGACTCCAAACGACGGCAGTTATGAACCTCACGGTTCAGTTGCCGCGTTCTGGTGCCTCTGATGGCACCGACGTCTCCCATCTCTGGGCGATGTTGAACGCTTTCGTTGCGGGATCCGGGAATCTGGCGGCTCTCCTTAGGGGTGAGTCGTAACCAGGTAGAGTGACGTCGCGATGTAGGACATCTGGCCTTGGAGGTATCGCCTTATGGCCGTACTGAAAAGCCAGGGTGAGGAGTTCTACCTCATCATCTTTCGCGAACTGTTCTCAGATCTGTGTGACAAGTATCCGTCGGAGCGTAAAGATCTCTTACGCGACCTCGAGACAGTAATGTCTCGGTGCCGGGAAGAGGGTCTGTCCTTCGTCACCAAAACTCTTCCCAAGTTAGGAAAGGCTTTTGATGAATCGTTGGGTGGACTGGTTTTCAAATGTCCTCGTGAGTTCAAGCGATCTCACGTCGACATTAGAATACCTGCATTCCTGCAGGGCATTCTTAAAACCGTTTTGCGTCCTGACGGTAGCCTGGATGTTACTCGTTCGGATGTCGTTAAAGACGTCCGGCAAGTACTTTTCTTGGCGTATAAGCTTGAATTACCCTACACTAGTTCCCAGGAGCGGGTCGTTATTGACCGTTTCGTTGAGAACGAGCAGAGGGTCTCAGGCGAACAACTGTCCTCGCATGATCCTGTTATCAGGAATGCGCGGGCGCTTGTTCACGATGTCCTTTCAGACTTTGATCCGAAAGACATCGTTCCACGCCATGGTCCAGGTGCAGTTGCTACGGGTGAGCGTTTGGAGGGAAAATGGCTTTTCAAGCGATTATACCCCAAACTCCACTCGCAGTACCCCTACTACGAATACTTCGTGGTAGGGGGGGCACGTGAGCTTCTCGATCGGATCGAGTGGTACAAGTCACTTGACAGGACAAGTCCTGATCAAGCAAAAGTAGTACTCGTTCCGAAAGATTCTCGAGGCCCTCGCCTGATCTCTGCTGAACCACTGGAATTCCAGTATATTCAACAGGGTATCGGCAGGAAACTGATGTCCCATCTTGAGTCTCATCGACTCACGAAGGGTTTCATCAATTTTGTTGATCAGTCCGTTAATGGTAGACTCGCCCTCGAAGCTTCTGCTTCCGGTGAATTTGCCACTCTCGACCTGAAGGACGCCTCGGATCTGGTCTCCTTGACGCTCGTACGCCTAATCTTTCCAGAAAGGGTGTACAAGTGTCTTGAAGCCACCAGAACCAGCTCGACCCGCCTTCCGGATGGAAGGAGCGTGGCCCTACACAAGTTTGCTCCGATGGGAAGTGCTTTATGCTTTCCTGTCGAAGCTTTGTGCTTCTGGGCTGTCGCTGTTGCAGGGTTGCTATCGGAAGATAGCCGTGCTTACTCCGACGTCACTCGCAGTGTGTACGTTTACGGTGACGACATTATATGTCGTACCGCAAGTTTTCACACTGTGGTGCATGCCCTCGAATCAGTTGGCCTTGAGGTCAATCATTCGAAGAGTATGCACAGAGGGTATTTCCGCGAGAGTTGTGGAGTCGATGCTTTTAACGGCATGGACGTTACTCCTACTCGCATTCGTACCCTCTGGTCTGGGAGCCCCAGTGATCCGGCTGCGCTTGTTTCTTATGTCTCTTACGCGAATAGTTTCGCGTCTAAGGGGTATAAGAGACTGAGCGCTTATCTGTTCGAAAAGGTTAAACAGGTGTACGGTCCCATTCCATATGGTACCGCTACTTCTGCGTATCCTTGTCGACAGATTCATAGTAAGTTTGGAGCCCTCATCAAGAATCTTGAAGAGGGATTTCCTATTCGTTACTATGCGCCTTGCCAAACAGTTAGGGTTCGGGCTAAGTCTCTCGTTGCGAGAAACTTCAAGTCCGATCTTAACGAGTGGCCTCGACTGTTGCGAGACATGGTCTCGCCCAAGGTCGATGATCCGGATCGGGTCACAGTTCCGCGCTCTGTGCGAATAAAAGCGCGGTGGATGGATATCTAACCCTGTTGTGAAACAG